CTCAACGATCTACTCATGGGCGCTCCGGGTGCAGCCGACATGAAGACTGGTCGTCGTTGCATGACCATGGTTGGCAAGGCTGTCCATCATGAGCTTATGCTGTCGATGTTCTCGGAAGAAAAGCCCGAACTATTCTATACCCTTGTGAATGACCTCGGACGGCGACTGTCTAAGTCGGAGCAGCACCGCATCAATCTGTTTCGTATTAAGATGAAAGAGAACGGCATCCCTGTTCCTGAGTGGGGTGCTGCGGCACAGCAGCAGATTGGGGCTTACCTCATCGATCAACTTTGCACGCTTGGTTTGCTCGAAGTAGAGAAGGTGACGACTAGCGCCAAGCTGGCTGCACAGGTCAAGACCAACATTAAGGTTGAGCTTAGCGACGACGCTACCAAGTTCATTGGCGACATTAAGGATATGGTAGCCGAGACTACTCCGTACTTCCTGCCGTGCATCGAGCAGCCCCGAGATTGGCTGAGCATTATGGACGGGGGCTATCATACCGTAGACATGCGGCGCATGATGCCGTTCTGCGTCAAGTCTCATGGTTCGTGGTCGGAGGTAGCTGAGGGCGACCTTGCTCCTACCCTGTCGGCTATCAATGCATTGCAGCGCGTCAAGTGGCAGGTAAACGGCAAGATTTTGGATGCTGTCCGGCAAGTTGCCAAGCACTTTGATATGGAAGAAATCGTAGGCCAAGGTGAACAGCCTGCTCCGCCACTGCCTGACTGGATGATGGATGGCATGAAGGTGTCTGATATGACGCCGGAGGAAGAAGCTGAGTTCATGGCTTGGAAGGCTTGCAAGCGGGCATGGTACACTGAGCGCAAGCTGCGGGGTACTAAGTACGGTCGCTTCATCAATGCCACCAGCATTGCCGACCGTTTCCGCAGCTTCCCTAACCTGTACTTTGTGTACTTTGCTGACTTCCGTGGTCGTCTCTATGCACAGAGCACTGGCGTTAGCCCTCAGGGTTCCGACTTGCAGAAGGCCCTTATTCAGTTTGCAGACGGCCAGCCCTTGGATACTCTGGACGCTGAGCGCTGGTTTCAGATCAATGGCGCTAACAAGTATGGTTACGACAAGGCATCGCTTGATGACCGGGTTAAGTGGGTGCAGGATCGGCGGGAGCTTATCATGTCCTTTGCCGAAGACCCTGTGAACAACAGTGACTGGAAGGATGCGGATAAGCCCTTGCAGTTCCTCGCATGGTGCTTTGAGTATGCTGAGTGGCAGCTTTCTCCCAACACGTTCCTTAGTCATCTTCCGGTGGGTATGGACGGTAGCTGCAACGGCTTGCAGAACTTCTCGGCTATGCTCCGGGACGAGGTAGGCGGCAAGGCTACTAACCTTGTGCCCTCTCCACTGCCCTGTGATATCTACCAGCAAGTTGCTGACGTGACTATGCTGCTCCTGCGCAAGTCCGATCCCCGTAATGTTCCTGAGGCGGACGAGGACGACTTCGATAGCCAGAAGGCTCGGCGCAAGGCTGAACTGTTCAACAAGCATCGGATCATGTGGCTTAAGCACGGTATCAGCCGTAAGCTGGTTAAGCGCTCGGTCATGACCCTACCTTACGGGTCTACTCGGTTCTCCTGCGCTGACTTCATCGTAGGTGACTATCTCCGCCCCGGTTCTGCACCTGAGTTCTCTAGGGAGGAATACAGTGCAGCAGCGCAGATGCTCAGCTTCTTCGTATGGGAAGCGATTGGCGATGTGGTGGTTAAGGCTAAGGAGGCTATGGATTGGCTACAGAACTTGGCTAAGCCTATCCTTAAGCAGGACACTGGTATCCGTTGGGTAGCCCCTGATGGCTTCCCGGTCATCCAGTATTATCAGGAGCAGAGCCTGCATCGTATTAACACCAAGCTCTGCGGTAACACGAAGATCAGGGTAAATCAGGATGTTCATGACACGGCATCGTTGTCCAGTCATAAGAACGGCATTGCCCCTAACTTCATCCATAGTCACGATGCTGCTCACATGCGTAAGGTTGCTGTAGCAGCCAGCGCGGAGGGTATGGCCCTCGCCATGATCCATGACGACTACGGCACCCACGCTAGGAACGCCGCCAGCCTGTACAGGATTATCCGGGAGGTATTCGTAGCCATGTATGAGGAACACGACCCCCTTGGCGATCTGGCGCAAGCCTACGAGCTATCGGCTCCGCCGTCGCGCGGTGTACTCGATTTGCGTCAGGTTCTCGCCTCGCCCTACTTCTTCTCGTAAGGGTAGGGCGTTTTGGGACCGTTCAACATGAGGATCATTTTCAGTCCTCTCCACTATCTATCTATACCAAGGATACACCAGAATGGGTAATACTCACAGGCTGACTCCTGAAGTATATGAGGCTCTAGAAGCTCAGTTACCTAAACCTATAGTGTCTATGCAGACTACAGAACATCAAGTAGGTTATCTACTAGGTATTCAGTACGTCTTATCCGTATTGAGAGAAGGATTTACCATTGGAAGTGACACGCCTCGCGGCGCACCACTACAAGCTGGTCCAAGATCGCTTCGTCGAGACGGCTGATAAGCTACAGGGTTTAATGCGTAAGCAGGTACACGGGACTATTGATCCTAGTGTAGCTTTGCGTAACGTATTCGAGCATCCTAATGCTTATATCGTTAGCGGGTATCTGGTGCTCTACGACCTGACAGAAATGTGGTGGTCTGATAGTCCGATACTCGCCGAACAGCTAGTCTTTGCTCTGGAACCTAATGGTAGCTTTGCTGCTGTTACTGAGTTCCTAGAAGCGAAGGCTAAAGAGGCAGGAGCTAAGTTCGTCTGTGTCGGTACGGCGCTGGCAAAGAACGATAAGGCTCTAGCCTCGCTGTATGAGAAACAAGGCTATCAACCGATGGCCATTAATTTAGCTAAGGAAATTATCTGATGCGTGGAGTTATTGGTAAGCCTAAGCCCCGTCCTCGCAATGGCGGTAGCGCCTTCTAATGTGCTTCGGCAATAAGGTAGCTAAGCGACAAGCTAGGGCGGCGGAAGCTGCTGCTACCAGTGCGGCTACTAATGATCTGTACGCCTCGCAGGCTGCTGGTCAAGCTAAGACGGCGGCATTGCAGATGGATCAAGCGGCTAAGGCTGCTGCGGAACTTCTTGCTGCCCCGGTCGAGAAAGCAGAGGTATCTCTGAGCGAGGACACGCCAGCAGCGGAGATTGATCCCAATACGGGGCGTCGGCGCACTACCCGGTCTTCGTTCCAGATGAACCGCACTTCGGGTATCAACATCTAAGGATTACAGCCCATGGCCTTTGCAGGCAATGCACCGGGCCGATGGGCGCAGCTTGACGGTATTCGTCGGGGCTTCCTTGCTCGGTGTGAAGATTACGCTGCATACACTTTGCCTAAGATTTGTCTGCCTGATAATCAGACGGATAACAATAGGCAGGTGTCTCAGGACTTTCAAGCGGTAGGTGCCCAAGCGACTAACCATCTAGCTAACAAGCTGATGCTGGCGCTGTTTGCACCCTCTAGGCCGTTCTTCCGTCTCGACCCCTCTAAGGCTGTTGCTAAGCAGATTGCCGAAGCGGGAGTTGATACGGCAGAGATTGACGACGCTATTGCGCAGGCTGAAAAGGCTGCGATCAAGACGCTTGACAAGAAAGCGATCCGACCCAAGCTATACGAGAGTGTCAAGCATTTGATTGTCACAGGTAATGTGATGATCGACCTATCTGACACCTTCCGTGTTCTAGGCATCAAGAAGTACGTTGTGCGCCGGTCGTTGAGTGGTAAGCCACTTGAAATGATTATCGCGGACAAGATGATCCTTGATGAGCTTGACGAGGACATTAAGCAGAAAGCAATCCAGTATCTAGGTGCAACCCCTGATCGAGCGGTAACTCTCTATCGTTGGATTACCCGTGACGCCAATGGCGATTACCGTATGACCCAATGGGTTGATAACTTCCAGCTACCGCAGGAGTTTAACGGTAAGTGGTCAGAGGACGCATGTCCTTTCCGCCCGCTAACGTGGGACTTGGCCGATGGTATGCACTATGGCACCGGGCTGGTAGAAGACTATGAGAACGATTTCTCGGGCCTGTCCGCGCTATCTAGAGCGCAAGTACAGGGCGCGATCCTAGCATCCGAGTTCCGCTGGCTGGTTAATCCTGCTGGAATGACTCGCGTTGAGGATTTCGAGAACACCGCTAACGGCGGGGCTATGCCGGGTACTGAGGGTGACATTACCCTTGTGCAGTCCGGTAAGTCTGGTGATCTACAGATTACTATGGCTATGTCCGCAGAATACGTTAACCGCATCGGTAGAGGCTTCCTTATGGGTAGCCAGCTTGTTCGAGACGCTGAGCGCGTGACTGCGGAGGAAATCCGCATGGTCGCTACGGAATTGGAGACTGCCCTTGGCGGTGCCTATTCTCGTATCGCTGTAGACTTCCAGATGCCCT